CGCGCCGTCAGCCCCGAGGACACCCGCCGGCTGTTCGTGTGGCACCTCAGCCGCCAGCACGCCGACTCCGCGGCCGAGTGGACCGTTCTGGAGCGCGTCCTCCTCTGGATCGGCGGCGCCCGCCCGGCCGACTACCGCGCCACCGGCCGGGGCGCCAGCCGCCCCGCCGAGACCGAAGCCGAGACCAGCGAACGCCGCGTTGGCCTCCGCGCCGCCATCGCCCTGGCCGAATTCGTGCCCCACGGCCAGCACGCCTACAGCACCCGCTCCCTCGCCAAGATCTTCGGCGTCAGTCACGGCGAAGTCTTTCGCCTCCGCCAAAACCTCCGCGCCATCACCCCGGCGCAAGAGCCGATATAAACAGCGAAGACGCGAACGGCATGAAGGCAAAACAATCTGGAAAGCAGGAATGCAGGAAAAGCAAAAGCAGAAGGCCGCCCCAACTCACGCTGGAGCAACACCGGGAACTTGGTCGCGCCCTGAGGACGGCAAACGAAGCAATCGTGTTTCTTTGGGCTTTCGGTTTGTGGAAAAGTTCCGAACTCGGCGGCCTTCGCGCGAACGCAGCTCACTCGGCCCTGTTGCAGCTAAGGAATGAAATGGATTCCATCGTTTGCCGGGAGCACAAGACCATTGAAGATGCGCAACAAATCTACATTGGCCCGGGCGACCAACCTTGGGCCGTTTCCTGATTTCCTGCCTTCCAAATTCTTCGCGCCTTCGCGTCTTCGCTGTTCAAAATCCATGACCCTCTTCCCCGAACTTGCCCCCGAGCCTGTCGCCAGCGCGCCGGCCGAGGCCCCGCGCCGGGCCATGCCCGTGCCCGAGGTCTGGTCTGATTCGTGTGAGGAAACCGCCGTCCTGTTCGGCCTCGCCGCCCGGGCGCCCGTGCAGGCCATCGTCACCAGCCCGCCCTATTGGTCAGTCCATCGTTACACCAACGCCGCGGTCTGCGAAATCGGCTGGGAATCCACGCCCGACGCCTACGCCCAGCGCCTTGCCCGCCTGTTCGCCCTGCTCCGCGACACCTGCCTCACCCCGCAAAGCACCCTCTGGATCAACCTCGCCGACGTCATGAACGATGCCGACTGGGGCATCCGCGACAAGTCCCTGCCGGAAAAGACCCTGCTCGGCCTGCCCTCGCGCTTCCTCCTGGCGATGCTCGCCCAGGGCTTCACCTGCCGCAGCGAAATCGTCTGGACCAAAACCCGCGGCCTCATCGAAAACCCAACCGACCGGCCCACGCGCACCGACGAGCGCGTCTTCCTCTTCAGTTGCGGCCCCGGCTACTACTTCGACGCCGCGGCCCTCAGCGAACCCGACGACCTCGGCGGCCGGCGCAATGGCCGCAACCAATGGGCCCTCGCGCCCGATCAGGACTCCGCCGCCTACGCCCGGCACCCGGCCATCATGCCCCGCGCCCTCGCGCAACGCTGCATCCTCGCCGGCACGCGCCCCGGCGACCTCGTGCTTGATCCCTTCTGCGGCACCGGCACGACCCTGGCGGTCGCCTACGCCCACGGCCGGCGCGCCATCGGCCTCGAACTCAATCCCGCCTACGTCGCCCAGGCCCGCGCCCGCCTCGCCGCCACGACTCCGGGATTCCCGCTTTGATGAATCTGGAAGGCAGGAAAACAGGAACCGACGCATGACGGCACAGCTTGAATTCTTCCGCACCGCTCCGAAGGCGACGGATGCCAACATCGACTGGGACAGCGTCACCGGCCTCGACCTCGCCAACGACATCAGTCTGGCCAAGCGGTGGGAACGTGAGGTTAACCGACCCTTTGCCCGCCGCATCAACAAATGGCGCCGCCGCATGAAGAATTCGTCCTTTTCGCGCCTTCGCGTCTTCGCTGTTGGTCTCCCCGCTCCTAGCTCCCCGCTCCCTGCCTCAGATTCCTGATTTCCTGCCTTCCAAATTCAATGTCCTCGCTTCCTCCGCCCCGCTTCATTGGCACCCTCGAATGGGCCGAGCGCAACCTCCGTGTCGGCGACGGCGCGTTTCGGGCGGCCGACTTCCCCTGGCTCGGGCCCATTGCCCGCGAGGTCGACCGCCGGCGCGGCTGCACGTTCGGCCTCATGTTCCCGCCGCAGGTCTTCAAGACCCTGTTTCTCCAGATGCGCGCGCTCCGCAACATCGCCGTCGAGCCCGGCCGCCAGCTCTTCTACTGCCTGAACGGCAAGGACGCCGCCGATCTCGCCGACGAAAAGCTCTGCCCCCTGCGCGACAGCGTGCCCGCCGTCATGGCCCACTTCCCGCACGATCCCGATGCGCGCGGCGGCAAGCAGATCTGGAAGGCCATCGACGCGCCCTTCAGTCTGCTCGGCGCCGAAAATCGCAACCATCGCAACAGCCGCTCCGGCCGCACCATCTACCTCGACGAGCCCTGGCAATTCGAGCCCGGCTGGATCCCCGAGATCATCGCCCGGTCCGATTCCTACCAATGGCAGCGCCAGATCATCCTCGCCACGACCGCCCCGAGCGTCGACGACGAGGTCGATGTGCTCTGGCGCACGTCGAGTCAGATGAACTGGCACGTCGTCTGCCTGCATTGCCGCGAGCGCGTGCCGCTGGAATTCGGCGAACCCGATTCGCCCGGCGGCATCAAGTGGGACAGCGACGAGCACACCCGCGAGCCCGACGGCTCCTGGAAGATCGAGGTCGCCAAGCTCACCGCCCGCTGGCATTGCCCCGCGTGCAATCAGGTCACGCTCTACGATCCCAAGACCCTGCGCGAACTCAACGACCCTGCCCGCGGCGCCGGCTACGTGCAGGGCAATCCCGCGCCCGACCCACAGGTCCACTTCTGGCGCGGCAACGCCTTCCTCATGCGCGACTGGCGCCAGCTCGTCGGCGAATGGCTGGCGGCCTGCAACGCCAAACGCCGCGGCAGCCTGGAGGCCACCGAGGACTTCTACCGCAAGAAACGCGTCGAGTCGTGGGATCCCATGAAGGTCACGCGCCGCACGAACGACCTGCCCGTGGGCGACTACGACCTCGGTGATCCGTGGGCCGACGAGGGCAAGATGGCCGACGGCGCGCCGATGCGTTTCCTCTGGGTCGACGTGCAGCGCGATCACTTCTGGGCCGTCGCCCGGCAATGGAGCCCCAACGCGCAAAGCCGCCTGCTGCACTTCGAGCGCCTCTGGGAAGGCAGCCAGATCGAGGCCCTGCGCAACCGCCTCGGCATCCCGCCGAATCACGTCGTGCTCGACGAGGCCTACAACGCCGACCTCGTGCACCAGATCTGCACCGCCTACCATTTCCTCTGCGCGAACGGCGTCTCGGCCCGGGCCTTCCCGCATCACGACGGCGTGCGCCGCATCTTCGGCGAGCCGCGCACCATCGACCCCTTCCTCGGCCGGTCGAATCAGGGCATGCAATGGTGCGTCGGTTTCCATTACGCGTCCGAAGGCGCCAAGGACCGGCTCGACACGCTCCGGCAGGCCCGCAGCGCCGACGGCAAACCGCTCTGGACCATTGCCCGCAACGCGCCCAGCGAATACGTCGAACAAGCCTACGCCGAGGCCAAGATCCGCAAGCGCCACCCGAAGAACAACGGCTGGTTCTACGAATGGAAGAAGCTGCGCCCGGACAACCACGCCTTCGACATGGAATGCGGCCAGGTGATCAGCGCCAGCATGTGCGGCCTGCTGACGGCCACCAGCACGGCGGAGAGTGAGGAATGAAGAATGCAGAATGCAGAATGAAGAATAAAGATGGGGCCGGCCTGCCGGGGTTTCTGCATTCTTCATTCCCCCTTCTGCCTTCAGGCCGCTTGGCGGCCACCATGGACGGCGGGCGCGTAGGGCATGGCATTGGCTACCGTTCCCGCGGGTCCGTTCCTCGGGTGGACCGCGACCGAGATCAACACCCGGCTCGCGACCCTCAAGGCTTACCTGATCGCGCGGACGCCCGGCGAAGGCCAGATCACCAGCGCCAGCGTGAACGGCAAGGCCTGGCAATACGATCCCCGCGGCGGCATGACCGTCGCCGAGGAAATCGCCGCCCTCCAGGAAGCCCTCGCATGGGTCGATGACGACGCCCTGGTCATGCCCAACGAACAGGTCTTCTCGGCAAGGTAACAACCGGAGGAAATGAATTTGGAAGGCAGGAAAGCAGGAACATAGAAAGCCTTGCCCGTAACCCGGGCAAATGAGCAGACAGGGGAACGTGCCCGAAGTCTGCGCAGTCGGGTAAAAGTAAACCCCGGCCGCTACCCGTCGGCGTAACAACAGCGCGGGAAAATTTGGTTTCCCTTCCTGCCTTCCTGCCTTCCAGATTGATCCGGTCTTCGCCCCTTTCCACCATGGACGGCCGCCGCGCTAGGCATGTCGTCGCCGAAGTCCGCCGCCCGTCCGCGCCGCGTTGCCTCCCCGCGGGGGAATCGCGGCGCCGGCCGGATTCAGGCGGTCGCCACCGATGGCAGCAATACCGGCGGCGTCGGGCAGTTCCTTTACCCGGGCAGCCAGGACGGCACGCAACGCGGCTGGCGGCCTGAGGTCGGCCGCGACATCGCCCGGCTCGTCACGCAATTCCGCCATCGGGCGATGGTCTCCGATGGCCGCTACATCTACACCAGCAACGGACAGGTCCGCGGCGCGGTCAAGGAGAAGGCCGATTACACCATCGGCTCGGCCTGGCGCCCCGTCTATCTCGGCGCCGACAAGACCTTCGCCGACGCCTTCAATGCGACCATGTCGCGCTGGACCGAAAACTGCGACCTGCGCGGCCGGCCCTTCTCGCTCGCCCGCAACGCGCACATCGCCTGCAAGTGTTTCGACACCGACGGCGACTTCTTCATCCTGCTCACGAAGAACGAGGCCGGCGAACCGCGCCTGCAATTCCTGGAGGCGCACCGCGTCGGCTCGCCCTGGGGCGAAACGCTCCTGCCGCTCGACGTGCGCCTGCCGAATGGCCGCCTGCTCAAGGCCGGCAGCATCTTCCTCAACGGCATCGTCTACGACGACTTCATGCGCCCTCTGGCGTATAATCTCGTCCAGCCGGACGCCTTCCTGCTGCCCTACAGCGCCCGCGTCCGCGACCAATACCAGTTCCTGCCGGCCGAGTCCGTGATTCATGGCTTCGATCCCGAATGGTATTCGCAAGGCCGCGGCATCCCGAGCCTGATCTACGGCATCCTCGATTGGTATGACCTCAGCGAAATCCGCGAGGCCGAGAAGATCGCCACGAAGGCCACCGCCCGCGTGGCCATGATCGAGAGCAACGAATCCGGCCGCGCCGGCCTGCCGAACGCGCACCTCGCCGCCGGCTCCGGCGTGACGTCCCTCGACGACATCGACACGCGCAACAAAGTCATCTCCGCCGGCCTGATCCGTTACTTCAAGGCGAACGCCGGGCACAAGCTCGAAGCCTTCCAGCCCGAGCGGCCGAACCGCGATTTGGCCGACTTCCTCGATCACATTGCCCGCAGCGCGCATCGCGGCCTCGGCTGGCCGATTGACATGCACGACATGAGCAAGATCGGCGGCGCGGCCGTGCGCTCGGTCATGGGCCAGATCCAGCGCAGCGTCGCCCAGCGGCAGGACGCCCTCTGGACGCCGCTGCTGTCCGCCGTGCTCTACGCGACCGGCGCCTTCCTGGGCACGGGCGCGCTGCCCTTCACGCGGGATTGGTGGAACCTCGCCTTCACGCTGCCCAGCAAGCCCAGCGTGGACATCGGCCGCGACAGCCAGAACCGCCGCGCCGACGTCGCCATGGGCCTGCGTTCGCTCAGCGAGATCGCCGAGGAAGACGGCAGCACCGCCGAGGAACTGCTCCGCCGCCGGGCCAACGACTGGCTGCTCCGCGAACGCATCGCCACCGAAACCGGCGTGCCGCCCACGGCCATCTTCAATCCCGACGTCGAGGTCGGCCAGCCGATGGAGCCCGCCATCACGCTTAACGATCCCAACGCATGACGCCCTACCCCCGCATTGCCGCCGCGCTCCTGTCCGCCCGCTGGTGCATCACGCCCGCCGCGCTCGCCGCCATCCGCAACACCTTCGAGGCCGCCTGCGCCGGCCGGCTCCGCGCCGATGAGCACATGCCCATGCCCGGGCAGCCCGACGATTACGAGGAGGCCGAGCCCGTGATGGACAAGGGCATCCTTGTCGTGCCCGTGCATGGCGTCTGCGCCCGTTACCTCTCCGCGATGGAAACGGACTGCGGCGGCCTCGACCTGAATGACGTCGAGAAGACGCTTCGCGAAGCGCAAGCCGATCCGCGCGTGCAGGGCATCGTGCTGCATTTCAACTCGCCCGGCGGCACCGTGACTGGCATTCCCGAGCTGGCGTCCCTCATTCGCACCATCAGCGAGACCAAGCCCGTCATCGCCTTCACGGATGCCCAGTGCTGCTCCGCCGCCTACTGGCTCGCGAGCGCCTGCGATTCCATCGTCGTCACGCCCACGGCCGACGTCGGCTCCATCGGCGTCTATTCCGCGCTGGTCGATGAATCGGCCGCCTGGGCGCAGGAAGGCTACAAGCTGGAGCTGATGAAGGCCGGCAAGCACAAGGCGATGGGCATTCCCGGCCTGCCGCTGGCGCCCGAGGACCGCGCCCTCATCCAAGCGGAAGTCGATTCGATCTACGCCATGTTCACGGCGGACGTCGTGGCCAATCGCGCCCGCAACGGCGCCACCGTGGCCGAAGACACGATGCAGGGGCAGACCTTCATGGGCGGCACCGCCGTCGCCGTGGGCCTTGCGGATCGCGTCGTGGGCAGCCTCACGGACCTGCTGGCCGCGCTCACCATGGACGGCCGCGAAACTCAGTAACGTCGGAAAACCTATGCAAAAACTACGATGACCATCTTCGGCAAATCCGCTCGCGACACGTTCCTGATGGCCGCCCTCGCCCAGGCCGGCATCACGGAAGAAACCGTCACCGCCGCGCAGGCGGCGAACACCCTGGCGTTCCTCGGAGCGAAGAGTCCGCAGGAACAGGCGTTGCACAGCGACCTCCTGCAAGCCCGCGAGGAAAATGCCAAGCTCAAGGCGCTCGAAGCCAGCCTCAAGGGCACGGCGATTTCGCTCGGCGCGACTGAGTTTTCCGTGGAAGCCATTACCGCCGCGGTCGAGGCCCGCGAATCCGCCGCCCGCCAGGCCGGCGAGGACGCCGCCACGCTCCGCGCCGCCAGCGAACTCGCCGCCCGCGGCCATGCGCCAGTCGCCACCGCGCCCGGAGCCGCCGCCGACAACGCCCAGAAGAAACCCGGCGAAGGGCTCACGGGCCTCGCCAGGGTCACCGCCATTTTCCAGGCCGAGCAGGTTGCTGCGCGGCAGAACTAAACCCAAACCAAACGATTCATGCCACACACCCTGCTCGACATCGCGAAGCTTAACGGCTCCGACAAAGTCGTGGGCCTGATCGAGGAGTCTCTGGTGCTTGCGCCGGAAGTCTCGCTCTTTCCTGCTCGCACCATCCGCGGCACGTCCTACAAGACCGTCGTCCGCACTGCCCTCCCGACCACGCAGTTCCGCGCCGCCAATGAAGGCGTGACGGGCTCGCAATCCACGTTCACCAACCGCCTCGTCGAGACCTTCATCCTCGACGCGCAGATCAAGGTCGACAAGGCCGTGGCTGATGCCTACGAGGACGGCCCCGCCGCGCTCCAGGCCATCGAGGCCGCGGGCGTCGTCGGCTCCGCGCTCAAGTTGCTTGGCAGCCAGATCTGGTATGGCCTCGGCACGGGCGGCGACAGCAAGGGCTTTCCCGGCGCGCTGGGCATGCACGATACGACCAACATGGTCGTCGATGCCACCGGCAGCACCGAAGACACCTGCTCGTCTGTCTGGGGCGTGAAGTTCGGCCCGCAATACGCCCAGATGGTGCTGGGCAACAACGGCTCGCTGACCCTCTCCGACTGGATGTCGCAGCAGGTCACCGACGCCAACAGCAAGCTCTTCACGGCCTACTGTGCCGCGCTGACGGCGTATCCCGGCCTGCAAGTCGGCAACCTCTACAGCGTCGGCCGCATCAAGAAGCTGACCGAGGATTCCGGCAAGGGCCTGACCGATGGCCTGGTCGCGAGCCTGCTCCAGAAGTTCCAGACGAACCTGGGCATGTTCCCCGACGTGCTGTTCATGACCCCGCGCTCGCTTTACCAGCTTCGCGCCAGCCGCACCGCCACGACCCCGGGCGGAACGCCCGCGCCGATCCCCACCGAGGTCTTCGGTGTGCCGATCCAAGTCACCAACCAGATTCGCAACAACGAGAAGCTGGCCCTGTAACTCACCCAAGCGACCCCTAACTACCCAAGAACATGGCCAACGAATTCGCCAGAAATCGGCAAGACGCGTCGCTTAATCCAGCGACCTTCGCCCTGCCCACCACGCTGCTCGCCGCGGGCTCCAAACAGAGCGCCGCGATTGACCTCGGCGCCGACACCTACGAGAACGAAAGCTTCGAACTCGAACTGAGCATCCCGGCGCTCAGCTCCACCATTGCGCCGGCGGCCTCGACCGGTGGCGTGACCTACGCCATCGAGTCCGGCACGACCAGCACGTTCACGACCGCGACGCGCACGATTGTCTCGCAGACGATTGCGGGCAGCGCCAACGGCGTGGCCGAAACCGCGCTGCGGTGCCGCGTGCCCAGCAACTGCGAACGCTACGTTCGCGCCCGCGTCACTCTGGCGACCACTTGCACGGATGCCAGCGCCGTCGCCGGCACCCTCACGATTCGCTTCTGATCGGCCGCCTTCCCGATCGGAACTCATGCCGGCGCCGCCCTTGACTCACGTCGGGGGCGGCGTTTTGGCGGAGACTCCACCGAAGGCACACAGAATGAAGGCATGAACGAAATCGAAGGCACCCCGAAGAAAGTCCCCACGCTCTCCGCCTGCTTCATCGCAGGCAATGAAGCGCATTGCATCGGCAACATCCTGCGCGACATCCGCGACCACGTCGACGAGGTCGTGATCGTCAAGGCCGTAGGCAATCAGATGCACGATTCCACGGCGCTGGTCGCCCTGGATTGCATCGCCGAAAAGAAGCTGCACCTCGCCTCCTACGGCAACCGAGACGAAGACCTCCCGCACATCGATGACTTCGCCGCGGCCCGCAATAAGTCGTTTTCTCTGGCCGACTCCGACTGGATCCTCTGGCTCGACTGCGATGACCGCGTGACGCCCGAGAACATGGCCCGCATCCGCGAAGCCATCGCCACCGTGCCCGACGACGTCAACGCGCTGTTCTGCAGCTACGCCATCGCCGACAAGGGCTCCGTGATCCTGCGCGAACGCCTGATCCGCAACGGCAAGGGCAAGTGGCGCGGCGCCATTCACGAAACCTGCGTCGTCGAGGGCAAGGCGCTCGAATGCCCGCAGATCGTCATCCATCACACCGACCCTGACCCGGCCAAGAGCGAAGGCAGCGCCCGCCGCAATCTGGCGATCCTCGACCGCGTCCTTGAGCAATACCCGCGGCACCTCTTCTACCGCCACGCCGAGCACGTCCGCCTGGGCAACGTGGACGCCGCCCGCGCCGACGGCCTGGCCGCGCTCGCTTGCCTGCACAAGGACAAAGCCGAGGAGCGTTACCTCGTGCACCTGAACCTCGCCGAACTGGAGCCCGACCGCGCCGAGGGCCACCTCGCCGCCGCCGTGCAACTCCAGCCGCACCGCCGCGAAGCCTTCGCCATGCTCGTGCAATATCACACGCGCCGCGGTCAGGTCAGCCAAGCCACGTCCTACTTCCGCATGCTGGATGCCTTGCCCGTGCCCGCGCCGCTGCCGTGGACGCATCAAGCCTGCTGGTATGGCAAAGCCTGGGGCCGCCAATACCTGCGCGTGCGCCTGCTCCGCGCCGCCGGCCAGCACGACCAGGCCGCCGGCGAACACGCCGCCAACCTGCTCGACCCCGAATACCGCGCCCAGACCGCCGCGCTGGATCTCGACCAACCGCCCCAAGACACAAACCCGAACTGAAATGGCCGCCTTCAATCAAGTCACCCTCATCGGCAACCTGACGCGGACGCCCGAGCTGCGCTACCTGCCGAAGGGCACCGCGGTTTGCCGTGTCTCGCTCGCGATCAATCGCAAGTGGCGCACCGAAGCCGGCGAGGAACGCGAGGAGGTCACCTTCGTGGACTGCGACGCGTGGGGCAAAACCGCCGAACTCATCGCCGCGTATTGTCAGAAAGGCGACCCGCTGTTCGTGACCGGCCGCCTCAAGCTCGACACCTGGAAGGACAAGACCACGAACGAAGACCGCAGCCGCCTCGGCGTCGTGATTGAGCAGATGCAATTCCTCCGCCCCAAATCCGCCGGCGACCGCCCGGCCAAACCCAAACCCGCCCCCGCCGCCGCCCCGGCCTCGCCCATCGACGACGACGTCCCCTTCTGAGCCTTCTGCCTTCTTCATTCTCCCTTCTGCCTTCAGATGAGCACCTTCTCCGATCTCGTCGCCCGCGCCCAGCAACACGCCGAGGGCATCGCCGGCACCGCCGTTCGCATTGATGGCGTGGGCACGGTCCTGACCGGCGTCATCGACCGCAGCACGCACCGGCAGGAGCTGGGCGACGGCGGCTTTGCGCCCGAGGCCAACGCCACGCTCTCGCTGTCCAAGTCGCAGCTCGAAGCCGTCTGGATTCCCTGCCTGGGCGCCATCGCGACCGTCGAGGGCCGCAAATACAAGGTCGTGATGGTCGAGGAAGACGACGCCGCCTACAATCTCGGCCTGATGGACCTCAGCCAGCGCAAGCGCGCCTCGTAACATGGACTTCCAATTCGACCAGCGCGATTTTGCCAAACAACTGGACCGGCTCAGCCGCGTGGTCCGCAAGGACACGGGCGAACTGCTCCGGGCGCAAACTCGCCTGTTCGTGGCCGATGCCTGCGCGCTGACGCCGCCGACCGGCGGCAATCCCCTCGGCGCGGCCGGCACCGCCCGCAATGCGACCAGCCTCCCAGGCAATTCCCTGTCTGCCCGCAAGCAGGGGCAGGACGCCGTGGCGCGCGACATTCGCCGCCTGTTTCTGAGTTTCGACGACTTGGAAATGGCCAAGGGAGAAGGGCGAATGGCGGTCAATCTGCGGGGCCTGCTCCGCGCCGGGCAATACGGCACCGCGCTCCAGGTGCTGGACCGGGCCGGCGTGCGGGTCGAGAGCATCGAAGCCACGGCGACGGTCGAAGTCCTGAACCGCCACCGGGACCGCCGCGGGCGGGTCGTTCGCGGTCGCCGCGTGCTGGTGCGCGATGGCCGCTCCATCGTGCGCCTGCTCCGCTCCCAGCAAGCCCTCGTCGGCCGGGCTAAGGCCGGCTGGAAACGCGCCGCCGATGCGCTCGGTCTGCGCCTGCCCCGCTGGATCACGCGCCACGAGGAGCCGGGCATCTTCACGGAGCAAGGCCGTGGCGACAACCGCTCCATCATCGTCGGCAATGCGCTGGGCTATGCGCAGAAGCTGGATCAAACCGCCAACATCATGAACCGCGCCTATCGGAACCGGCTGCGGAATCTCCGCGCCCAGGTCGAAGCCGCCACCGCCGCGGCGGCGCGCAAGGCCGGTGCCCGGGTGAAGTAAGAAGGCAGAATGCAGAATGAAGAAGGGCGCGGCCGGCCGGTTTCTGCATTCTTCATTCCCCCTTCTGCCTTCGGCGCTTCTCGCGCCCACCATGGACGGCCGCCGCGTCAGGTATGCCAAACGAGATCACGCTGTCGTCGGGACTGACCGCTTCCAAGGGCGGCTTGAACGTGTCGCCGGCCACGACCAGCAAGACGCTGGACATGTCCGGCAGCAACATGAACGACGGCAGCACCGCCGCCGTCACCGCCAGTTGGACCGCCATTGAAATGGGCTCGCTCACTACCGGCGCGGATTACTGGGCGCACCTCTATAATCTGGACGGGAACAACTTTGCCACCGTGTCGCTCAATGCCAGCACCACGCACGGCGTGATTCCGCCCGGGGCGTTCTGGGGCCCCTGCAAGATCCCGAGCGGCGTGACCGTGTCGGTCAAGGCCGATACCGCCGCCCTCACCATTGGCACCGTCGTCTGCGCGGCATGACGCATGCCCCTGCTCTTTACGCAGGCCCGCGAGGTTTTGGCCGGCCAGCCGATCCGGGCCGGCGACTTGGCGTCCGTCGCCCGGGCGATCAACTCGCGGCGCTGGAGCGGCATCGGCGACTGGAACTATCGCCTCGCCTACTACTTCCACGTCGGGCTTTTCAAGAAACCGCGTAACGACGAGGGCAGCCTTGCCACGCCCGAAAGCGAGTTCTGGAACTTCTACCAGATGCTCCGCCCCAAGGCCGCCGAGTGGCCCACGACCGGCCCCGGCGAACCGCAGGGCGCCAACCTCGCGAATCACTTGAACGTGTTCGTGCTCGGGTCCGAGGCGCTGAACCTTGACAGCGAACGCATCCGCATCGAGGCCGTGCCGGTCAATCTGGCGACCCGCGAGGATCCCGCCGATCCGCTCGTCGCCGCCGACATCTGGGAACTCGGCAAGGCGCAGCGCGGCGCCTTCGATCCCACGAGCGGCGACTACGGCTCGCCCATGTTCACGCTCGGCGTCAGCTACGGCTACATCCGCGGCAGCCTCACGGGCACGCACGGGCTCAGCTACGGCGGCTATTTCCCGCGCCCAAACAACGCCGGCACCTGCGCCCCGATTGACGATGGCCAGGGCGGCGACTTCTACCCCCCAGACCTTCAAATCTTCTTCACGAACCTCGCCACCGAGGAGGTCGTCAGCTATTCCGGCACCTGCCCCGAAAAGCCCGAGGATGTCGCCTGGGTGGCCTACACGCCCTTCGCCTACTTCGTTTTTGGGAACGACGGCAGCGTCGATTACTACTCCAAGGCCGAGTGGATCGAGGGCCCCTACACGAACAACGCCGAGCTTTCAAAGGCCAACGCCAACGCCATCTCGCGCGCCGTGGCCGAGTATGCTGCCGGCTTCCGGGGCGACGAGACGCAGCGCCTGCGCCCCGATGGCGGCCAGGCCTCGGCCTTTCGCACGCAGGAATTCCTCGCCAGCCAATACGCCCTCGCCCCGCAGATCGGCTGGAACACGGGCGACGCCATCCGGCCGTTTTATCCCCGGTGGCAACTGACCGGCGCGGATTCGCTGGCCGTCTTCCCGCAGGAACTCGACTGCAACTTCGGCGGGCGCGACTTCAACTTCCCGCCCGGCACCTTGGCGACGCACGTCCTCGTGATGGCCCGCGGCGTCGCCGCCCAGGGCACGGTCGTCGTGCGGATTCGCGACAACGACGAGCTGATTCAATCGGTCACGCTTACGGCAAATTCGGCCGGCGATGCCGCGCAAATCGTCCGGCTGGCCGAGGCCCGGCACTTCGCCGCGTTCGGCGTGGAGATCGACAGCGAATTCAGCTTCTCCGCCGCCGAGGGCTACGTCGCCGTCGAGACGACCTGTCTGCTGGAATACAAGCCGCAGCTTTACGACCTCTACGCGACGCTCCGCCGCAGCAGCTACCGCGGCGGCATCGACCTCGACGGCCGGGGCATCGACGAGGATCTGGCGCGCGACATCTTCATCCGTTACCGGGACTACGGCGCAATCGTGCCCGTGTCCGAGATTGGGCCGGGCATGGATTCCGTGCTGAACCAGAACGCCGTCTTCGATGCCGCCCGCGAGCTGTCGAAATGCGTGCGGCTGCTGAACCGGCACCAGTTCGTGGGCTACGCCGTGCAGGACGGCAAGTCCATCCTTTACCTCCGCCGCTGGGCGCTGGGCATGTCGCACAATGTCCCCATCGACCTCCTCGAAGGCATCGCGCCCGCCCCCGAGGCCCCGGCGACCGATGGCCTGACGCGGGGCCGCCAATACCGGGTCGTGACCGGCGCGGTGCAGCACGAGGGCGAGCAATTCAACGCCGGCCAGACCTTCACGGCGCGCACGGCGATCTATTCCGGCACCGGCACCCTGCGCGAGGCCGACGGCATCTTCGCGGCCTACCCGGGCGGCTTTTCCAATGGCTGGTGCGTGGACTTCACCTTCCGGCCCTACTACTGGAGCAATTCGAGCATCTGGAAGCCCGACAGCTACGCCGACATCCTGAACGTCCTGGGCGACCGCTGCACGCTGGATGACACGAACATCGCCCGCGACAACAACACGTTGCTCCATGTCGGCTACGGTCAGCGGCCGCTCTACACGTCCGAGACGCCCAGCGGCTACCGCTACATGCCCACGCCCGGCACGCCGTTTAATCCGCCCTACGCCAACGGCGGAGCGACGGTGCCCTTCATGCGGTCGTGCCGCATCTACGAACCGCCCGTGCGGGTCGAAAGCGCGGTGATCGACGACACCTGGACCGCCAGCTTCGGCGAGCAGATCGTGAAGGTGACGATGACCGGCCGCGTGCATCATCATTCGACGGCGCCCAGCTCAATCAGTTCCTCGCTCGCCAGTTGGAACCTGACGGACTTGGCGGCCGAGGTCTTCGATTACCGCACGACCGAAAACGCCCTGCGCGAATACCTGCTCCAGCAGCAGAGCGGTCGCCGCGCCGGCAATGCCGGGGCTGGCGATGCTGCCTTCACCTCGGGCCTGCCGACCGGCGGCGACGTCTTCGGGACCGTCTTCCCGACGCTGATCTTCACGAAGGACATTCCCGAGCCCTACCTCGACGGCAACGCCACGCTGGAGCCCGGCACGGATTCGCCGGCCCTCAGCGAACATCTGCGCCTCGTCGAGCTTTACCTCCGCGCCGGCTGCGAAGGCTTCGTGGATGGCCGCGAATCCGCCGCCCAGGCCTGCGACAATTCCAATACGACGCTCTACGATTACACGTTCGAAAACCTGATGTTCGATGCCGACCAGAATCGGCATGTGCCGCTCCTGCCGGTCGATGTTCGGCCCGACAATCCGCAGGGGCACGGCCCCATGCCGATGACGTATCTTTACGCCGGCACGTTCAACACCCTCGCCCGCGCCGTGAACCGGCTTCGCACCGCGCGCCTGATGCTGCCAATGACCCTGGAGCATCGCGTCACGACGTATGTCCACACCCGCGACGTCACCAATCTGGTTCGAAACGCCACGAGCGCCCGGGCCATTGACGACGGCTGGAGCAAGGCCTCGGGGGTCGACTTCTCGATCTGGCTGCGCGCCGCGAGCGAAACCGAACTCGGCACGCCGACAGTCGGCGCGTGGACGCCGGGCGCGGGTGGCGGCGTGGCCACAAGCGTGGATCTGAGCAGCACCGGCTCGACGGCGACGCTCACGACGACCCGACAAGCCATCGAGTTTCGCTGGTCGCCCGACGGCAGCTTTGAAAACGCCATGCCGCCCGACCTTGCAGCGTTGGTCGATCTGGGCAATGCCGGCGTCATTTTCCAGCGGCAGGTCCTCCAGACGGTTGGCCGCTATGTGCGCGTTGCCGGCGAAACCAACGGCACCACCTGCAATAACACGGCCTCCGGCACGGTCCACGTCTGGAGCCTCGGCCCCGGCTCCGGCGAGGCCGTGCTCTGGGACGCCGAGGTCACCAACGAAGATCCGACCTGCGTGCTGCTGACGGCCGATGCCAGCGAGGACACTCCGAGCGGCGACGTCTACATCTCCGACAGCGCGGGCAACACGAATCCGGCGTGCGTCGGCGGCAACACCCGCTCGACCAACCTCACGGCGGTCGTCGGCAACACCCCGGCCGTGACCGTGCCCGTGCAGGCCTACGCCGCCGGGGACTGACCCATGCAATTTCGCATCCAGGGGAAAATGCGCCGGCCGACCAATCCGCGGCCACCGCCCGTGACCCGCCGCGAGGCCGCCTGCCGCGCCTGCGAATGGTTCAACGCCCCGCAGCAGAAGTGCGCGCACCCCAACACGGCGACCTGGGCGCGCTGCTGGAGCTGCCTGAGCCGCGACCGCCCCTGGCTCAAGCCCGGCGGCCACGACGCCTGCCCGCTCGGCGCAAAGGGGGAATGAATTTGGAAGTCAGGAAAGCAGGAACAGCCGAGAGCACAGAGCCGGTGCGGATCACGCTCGGCGATTTGACCGCCACGCTGTTTCGTGGGGACTGCCTCACCGTGCTTGCGTCCTTCAAAAGCGACTCGGTCGAAATGATTTGGACGGATCCGCCATACGGTCACTCGAATCACGTCGGCGACCTAAATGCCAGGCTGAACGACTACCGCGAAATCGCTGGCAGCCCAATCGAAAACGATGGCCCATTGGAAATGCGCGCAGTCGTGGACGGGATGCTGACTGAAGCGGCGCGCGTTTTGCGGCCTGACTGCTGCTGCTGCTGCTGCTGCTGCTGCGGCGGCGGCGGCCCGCGGCCCACGTTTGCCTGGGTGGCAAATCGTATGGACTGCTCCGGCTTGGAGTTTTTTCACTCGATCATCTGGGACAAAATGAATCCCGGCCTCGGGTGGCGATATCGCCGGCAGCACGAGATGATCATGGTTTCGCATCGGAAAGGCGGAAAGCTGGCATGGAACGATGACTATCCGGCGCAGCCAAACGTGATGCGGATCAGCAAACCCCGCGGCGATTTGCATCCGAATGTGAAGCCCGTGGAGCTAGTGCAACGCTTTATCCAGCAGCACACGGCAAAAGCCGAAACCGTTCTCGACCCGTTCATGGGCAGCGGCACGACCGGCGTCGCCTGCCTGCGCACGGGCCGGAACTTCATCGGCATCGAGAAAGACCCAAAACACTTTGCCACCGCCGTCGAGCGCCTCGAACGCGAGGCCCGCCAAGGCGTCCTCCTTTAAAGAGCCCGTCTTTCCGTTCCTGCCTTCCTGCCTTCCAGATTGATCTTCTTCGCGCCTTCGCGCCTTCGCTGTTCAATTCTTCCGCACCATGGACGGCGGCGGCGCTGAGGGATGACTCGCTTCGCGGTCGCCCTCATCCTTTTCGCGGTGCTGTCCTGGCCGACCCGGGCGCAGACTTTTATCCGCAGCCTGCCGACGTCCACCAACGTCACCTCGGCAACCAAGGTGCCCGTCGACGACGCGACCTACGGCACCCGCGCCATCACGGTCAACAACCTGCTGGTCGGCGTGTCGACCAATCCCGCCGTGCTGGCCGCAATCACCAACGTCGTCACCGACGTCTCGACAACCCTGCTCGGCAACAAGCTCGACACGACCAACGGCACTGCCGTGAACCTCACGGGGTCGTTGTCGAACATTAGTCTCGGTGGCACCACAATTTACAGCGGCGCAGGTAGCAACGATCTGACTGCCAACACGCTTTTCAACCTTGGCCTGCGGGGCGTCAACGGTGAGACGGTCAGCGTGTATCCAACAGCGCACACAACCAAAAACATCGCCAGCCTCGTTGGACTCAACACCGGACTGGTAACCACCAACGCGACCGTCGAAGTGCGCGGTTATTACGAGCCCGGCGACGGTGGCGGCGGGACGTTCTATTACGCGCCGTTTGAGGCCACCAACACCGGCACCGTGTTTCAGGCCGGAAGCGCCTCGTTTGTCTGGAAGCGTCTTTTTGATGGCAATGTGACCCCGGAAATGTTCGGCGCCGTGCCCTACAAGGTCGCCTACTCGCCCTACTTCAACGAGTCGCTTTCAACCAACATGCCGGGCACGGCGGACTTCTCCGTGTGGATGGACTGGCAGGTTCCGACGTATTCGAGCGACACGACTTTCGCCGAGGGTGTGCTCCGCTGGCAGGGGAGTTCCGGGCTTGGCCGTGACGTGGAAGCCTACGGCGCGACAAATTATTTCGAGGTTCTGGTCCGCGGCACCAGCGGCAGCAGCTCAACCGGCAGCGGCGCCGGCAAGCTGACGGCCACGCCCAACCCGTTCCTCGCTTACCAAGGGACGCGAATCCAAGTCACCATCGCCCGCACCAACGGCGTGTTCAAAGTCTACCGCGGGACCAACGACATCACGTCCAGCTTCGCGATAACCAATTCGTCGGACTTGGCCGGCGAGATTGGCAACGGCGCGACGACCGGCATCCTGTCCACGTCGCCCACGTCGGCCAATTTGCCGCGACAGCCGGTGTTTGAAATCCGCACCTTTGGCTCCGCGCTCACGCTCGCCCAAATCGCGGCGGCCGGCAGCGCGACCAATTACACTGCCACCGTTTCCTCACTTAACACGGCGACCAGCTTCACCGACTCTGGCCCGGCGATTCAGGCGGCGCTGGATTACGCCAAGGCGGCGGGCATCGGCGCTGTGACGCTGGGTGGCGGGCAGTATTTCAGCGGGCAGCAGATCAACATCCCAACCCGCGTTTCGCTGGTCGGCGTCGCGCCGTCGCAATGGTCTGGCGAATCGCCGCGGATGAATAACCCGGTCAAGCTCTCGCTGCTCTGGTCGGCGACCAGCGTGAGTAATCTGGTGTCCATCAATGCGGCCAATTCGGACACGACGTATCGCAACCTGAACACGACGTTCGGCGACGGTTCCTACGGCACGAATTACTTCACGGGCGCGTCGGTCCGGGACTTGTGGCTGGACGCGAGCGCGGTGCGATACGCCACGCCGCTGGACATCTACAAGGTCAGCAATGTCACGGCGGAAAATCTTACCCTGCAACAATGGGACGGCCCGATGTTTCGCGTTTATCAGGGCAACGGAATCGAGATTAAAAAGATTCACGGGACGCGATCCATCGGCGTCATGCGTCCGCCCTACGTGATTCAGACCGCCGACAGCTACGTGACCGACTGCGATTATGGCGGTTTTGAAGGCGTGGGCCTGTTCATCTACGGCAACAAGAACAAGATCAACGGCAACTTCATCTGGAACGCCCAGGCATTCAGCACCGCGTTGACGGCGCCAACGGTGGACACGGGCGCCGATACGTTCACGTCCGCGAGTTATCGCTTCTACACCGGAATGCCGGTCCGGTTCAGCGCCAACGGCGGCACGCTGCCGAGTCCGCTGTCGGAATCGACGCTGTATTTCGTTGTGCGGGTGGATGCGGACACGTTCGGCGTGAATAGCCAATACGACCAAGGCGCGGCCGGCGGTGCGTTGCAAGGTGTGAAACTGGACCTCACGACGGGCGGCTCCGGTTCGTGGCGCGTGTTTCCCTACGTGCCGGCGGAAGCAAACATCACCATCTTTAAGGGCGATGACAACGAAGTGCTCGGTGGCCGCTTTGACCAGAGTTACGGCTCCGCAGTTCGGCTAGATCAAAGCTATTGGAACAAGGTATCGGCGAATCTGGCGGAGGCGGGATACAACAACGCGACCAACATTCCGTCGGTCCTCATCACGGGAGGCGGCACCAACATCGTCACCGATGCGACGATGGGGCGCACGCGGAGCGCAAGCCAGTCCGCTATCGGAGTGCTGATGACCAACACGGTCGGGAACGTGGTGCGCGACAATGTTTACGTGAATCAGGACTGGCCCGTGGTGATTGACAGCGCCACCGCGCTGGCGCTGCCGGATGTGTTCACGCCGGACGGCAACGTGGTCGTTGGGCGCGCCTCGCTTTCCTCATCGGCGACCACGGGCTTCCTGTATGTGCCCGGCACGACTGGCACGCCGGCCGGAACGCCGACCGCAGTTTCAGGACAAATCCCGCTCACCTTCGATGCGTCGAACCGCCTGCTCTACTGGCACGACGGGACCAAGTGGCAGCGGTGGCAATTCTACCCGACCGACGCAACCGGCTCGGTGCAAGTGGACACTGCCGGAACGATGACGCTGATGCAGACCAACAACACGCCGCTGATACTGACCAGCATCGGTTCGCTCTCCACGCAGACGCGAAATGCCTACGCCGCTTCCAAGGGAACCGCCTACGGTGTGCGCGACATCGCTTATCGTTTTAACGGGACGCCATCCGCTCCGGCGGGCCTGACTGGGTATGATACCATCTACACATTTCAGGCCGGAGGTTACAACGGCAGCGCGGCGTCCGGGGCTGCGGCTGAGATAGAGATATTGACCAGCTTTCAGACGTGGAGCCCGACCAACAATGAAACGCTGATCAATTTCAAGACGACTCCGAACAACTCAACCAGCCGTGGCACCGTGTTGCAACTGGGCGGGAACTATGCCGCCGTCACGGGTTCGGCCAGTGTGTCTGGCACGTTGGCGGCGAGCACTACAATCGAACTCGGCCACGCCTCTGACACCACGCTTTCGCGGTTGAGTGCTGGGCAGTTAGCCGTTGAAGGCGTTCAGGTCGCGCTCAAGCCCACGACCGAGACGCTCACCTACTCAGGGGGCACCAACGTCACCATCACCGCCGGCAAAGGGCCAAACCAACGCAGCGTGCTGACGGTCACGAACAACTTCCAGTTGCTCTGGTCCGGGTTGACGGACAACGACGGCGGCGTGGTGCATCTGATTCCTGACACCACCAACCGAACCATTCTCGTCAGTTCACCCGGCCGCGCCGCGGGCAGCTCCGCCGCCACGGCGACGGGCTCAACCACACTCACGATTACCGGCGCCACGAACGGCTGGGCGGAACTCGCGTGGAGCGTCGTTCCGGTCGGCGGCACCAACCGCGTGTCGGTCAACCTGGGAGCTTACTGAGATGAACGCTGTTTCCATCGAACTGATCTACACGAAGCTGCGTGCCATTGGCGTGCGCGACATCGTGCTCATGGACTCGGCTTACGTCGCGCCATCGCCGGAATGGTTGCGGGAGTTTGGTGGCTACATCGCCGGCAACAAACTGGAGTTTATCCCGGAAACATTCGACTGCGAGCAGTTTGCCCGCTGGGCCGCGCACGAAGCAGACCTTGCATTGGTCAAAGCTGGCTTGCGCGATGCCGGTCACACTTTTGGAGAAGCGTCCTGCTTGCAGGAACGCTCTGCCCATTCACTCAACCTCTGCCTGTGCTCCGATGAAATACTCTATGCGTTTGAACCCCAGACGGGCTTGGTCACTCCTGCTGATGGTTTTGCTGTGTGGACTCGCGTGCGGATGTAAGACACCGCCCACGTATAACCCACCCGCCATGCGATGAAAACGCTCCTCCTTTCCCTCCTGCTCGCGCTCCGCTGCTACGCGCCGACGCCGCTGTTCTTTGCGCAGAACGGGGCGAGCGCGGCGGCATTCAGCCCGGCCGACGTTTCCGGGCTCACGATCTGGCTGGTTGCCGATGACATTTCCGGGGCCGATGGCGACACGGTGCAAACATGGTCAGCGCGCACCCCGACCACGATTAACGCGACGCAAGCCACGCTCGCTTCGCGCCCCACGCTTCAGACCGGCGAAGTCAATGGGCACAATGCAGTGCTCGCGGACGGCGTAAACGACCTGATGACCCTTTCCGCGTCCGTATCCTCAACGGCCAGTTGGACCGTGTTCTCGGTGCAGAAACGCTCGGCCAGCGGGTCGCTGGGCTACGCGCTGGCAACGGCGTCAATCACTCCCCCCTACAGCCCGATCGAATACGGCTCACTCTCTCGGCTTTATGTCGCATCGAGGACAGACCAGAAACACGCCACAATCCCAAGCCATGCGTGGCACGTGCTCACCGGCCAGGATGCGTCGGGAACGCTCAATGCGTGGGTGGATGGAACGGCTCAAACCCTGACCGCGGCCTCCGCCACCGGCACAACTGACTTTGACCGGCTGTTTGCGCGGTCAAACTTTGAGTTTTCAGCCGTCTATGTGGCCGAGCTGATCTTCTACAACCGAACACTGACCACGACGGAGCGGCAGAACGTGGAGGCTTACCTACGGTCAGCTGAGAAATATGGGACCCCTGCGCCATGAGAATCATCCTTGCCATCCTGCTCGCAATACTCCCGCTCGCGCTGTTGGCGCAAACCTCCACGGTCATCATCGTTCCCGCGCACCTCCGCGACGCGGCCAACGCGGTGGCCAAGGCAGAGTTCGATCCGCTTGGCGGCGAGTTCACGTTCACCGCGGCGCTGGTCACGTTGCCCGCAACCAACGTGACGCACTTCTGGTGCGCGACGCCGTTCTCCGCAACCAATCGCGCCAAGCTCAACGTGTTGGCCAACACGCCGCCGTTTGCCGGCGTGACGCTGGTGCTGGACTACGACCTCACCAACGGCGCCGCACCCTTCGAGTTCCTCGCCACCCACGGCCTCGCGACTTACTCGCCCACAATGTTTACACAACCATGAAATGGCACCCATCAGCCAGGGCGACGTATGGAAACGCCTGAACGCAATGGCCGACCGACTCACCCATCTGGAGCCGGTAGTAGACGCGCTGCGGGAACAAGCCAACCGCACCGAGGCGCGCTTGGATGATTTTGAGAAGGAAGCCCGGGGCCGCTGGGAGGCACACAACAACCAAATGCACACTCTGAAGACCGACATCACCGCCGAACTGCACAACCTCAAGTCCGAGCAACGCGTCCACGTCGCGGTCGTGGGTCTGGTCATCGGCATTCTCAGCTTCCTCGGCATCACCATCGGCGGCTGGGTCATCAAATCCTCCCTCGATTCCGTGCGTGCTAGCATCAACACCCAACAACGATGAACGAAGAAACGCTCATTGCCGGCCTGCTTGATACCTATTCCGCCAAACACGGCTGGCTCGCCGCCGCGCTGACGTGGATCGGCACCGCCCGCGTCGCCTTCAAGCTGGTTTCCGGCAAGCTGGAGGAAGCCATCGCGGCCTTCGTGGAATTCAGCGTCTCGACCAAGGACGCCGATGCCGTGGACCGCATTAACGCCCTGTTCGCCAGCCGCACCTATCGCCTGCTTGCTTTCCTCGCCGACTACATCGCCAGCGTGAAACTCCCGCTCCAAGCCCGGACCGGCCAAACGGTGAACATTCCAAAACCATGAAGACCCCAAAAACCGACATCTACGGCCGCCCGATTCCGTGGCACGACAAAGTGGAATGGTGGATTGAGGACCATCTGGGCAAGATACTCCTTTGCCTCATGCTGCTTGGCATAGGCTGTTTCTTTGCCGGATGCGCTTCCACCAAAGCCAACAGCCAAAAGACCCTCGCCGGCATCCAATACGGGGCCGACGCCGCCATGAAGCTGTGGGCCGGCTACGTGGTGCGCGAACAGAAGCGCGCCGATGCCTTGCCCGATGGCCAGCGCGAAGCCGCCCACGCGAAGCTCCTCGAACGCCGGCTCCAAGTGGACGATGCGCGGCGGAAGTTCTCCGCCGCATGGGCCACCGCCTTTGCCGCCGCCCGCTACGACACGCAGCAACCGGCCGCCGGCCAGGTGCTGAGCCTGCTCACCAACCTCGAAACCACCGTCAACGCCTTCGCCAAATGACTGCCATCGCCATCCCGCTTGCCATCGAAGCCGCCAAGGCTCTTGCGCCGTTTGCCATCGATGTTCTCCGGCTGCTGAAGCAACGCGGCGAACTCACGCCCGAGCAGATCGCCGAACTGCAAGCCCTCAACGCCAAGACCGAAGCCGACTACGTGAAGGCAGCCGGCGGAAGGGAATGAATCTGGAAGACAGGAAAGCAGGAACCGAGCAGACCGGCCCGGTTCCCTTCCTGCCTTCCTGCCTTCCAAATTGAATTGCCCATGACCCTCCAGGCCCTCGCCGACATCGCCACCGGCCGCACTGCCGAGCCGGCCCGCCTGGCGCCGAAGGACGCCGCCACGCTCGCCTCGATGCGCCGCATCATCGCCGAGGCCACGGGCCAGGCCCGGAAGGCAGAAGGCAGAATGAAGAATGCCGAAGCCGCCGGGCCTGCCCCGGTTTCTTCATTCCGCGTTCTGCCTTCTTCCTTCGCCCCGCCACCATGGACGGCGCCCGCGTCAGGTGACGATGATTGCCCACGCGCTCCAGCTCGCCGCCAAGCGTTACCTCGCGGTAACGGTCGGCGGCATCGCGGCGGGTGACGTCGCCAGCACGACGCACGGGCTCCCCCAGACCGTGTCCGATGGCGGCACGGCCAACCTGACCGACACCGATGACGTGCCCCTGGCCGGCGGCCGGGCGCTGTTCTTCCTGGCGGGCGAGGACAACGATCACGCCGATCTGCCCTGCATCATCTGCGCCTGCACCGGCACGTCGCAGCCGCCGGGCGACTTCACCGGCAACCAGATTGCCGAGCTGACGGTCACGATCCATTACCCGGCCGACGACATGGTCGATCCCGCCAATCCCGGCGCCGGCAATCTCGGCGTCGCGACCATTGCCGAGGCCTGCCGCCAAGCCGTGGCCGATGCCCTCTACGTCGACGACTTGCCCGGCGAATTGAACGACGCCCGGGAAGATGCGGATGCGCTCACCGTCATCGGCGTCGTCAGCAGCTTTGCCGACCGTCGCTTCGTCACCGAACGCGGCCGGGCCGTCGAATTCACCGTCAGCCTCATGTGCGCTGGCCTCGATCTCACCTAAACCAATCCAAGAAACTTTATGGCAGTGACTCAAAAAGGAATGGGCGTCGCCTGGGGCATCACGACCTCCGGCTATACCTACACGGGCGCCGCGACCACGCTCAACGTCAAGTCGCTGGAGCAATCGCTGACGCGGGACGCCGAAATGGTTGAGGTCAAGGACGCCAATGGCGAAGCCGCCGGCCTGGTGTTCTTCAATCCGACCAGCGAACTGACCCTGCGCGTCTATCCGTTCAACGCCACGACGCTGAGCGGCGCCGCTACGGCCGCCGCCGCGCTTCCGGCGGTGGGCGACAAGTTTGTCATCACCGACGCCAGCGACGCCAGCATTGCGGGCGATTACGTCGTGATGCGTGTGGGCAAGACCCGCTCGTCCGGGGCGCAGGTTGAGTTTGACCTGACCGTGAAGAAGTGGGCCACGGACCTCTCCGCCACCATCACCTAAGCCATGCCCGAAGGCCTCGCCGAACTCTACGCCCGCGCGCATGTGCCGGTCGCCTTCGAGGTGGCCGGCACGGCGCTCGAACCGTTCACGCTCGGCCATGCGATCTCGCTCGAAGTCCTCGGTCAGGCCGACCTCGCCGACGATGACCTCGCGGGCCTGCTCCTGGCGCTCGAAGTCTGCCGCCGGCCGCCGGGCGCCTTCCTGCGCGGCACGCCGCGGCTGGCCTTCCGCCTCGGCCTGCGCGTGCGCGCCTTCTGGCTCGGCGTGCGCTACGGTCCGCTCCGCCTGCTCCGCGAGATCCCCAAGTTCCGCGCCTACTGCCGGCATTGGGGCCAGATGCCCAGCTTCCGCAACGATCCCGCCCAGGGCGAGAGCACGGCCGGCGCGCCCTTCCTGGAGCACCTGCTCGTCTGCCTGATGGCCCGCCTCGGCTATTCCGAGTCCGCCGCGCTGGCCCTGCCGCTCGGCACCGCGCTGCTCCGTTACACGATCCACTGGGAAACCGAAGGCCGCCTCGAACTGGCGACCGATGCCCAGGACGAACTCGCCGCCGCCCTCACCGCCGACGCCGCCCAGCGGCACGCCGAAATCCTCGCCGCCGCTAACGCCCGTCTGGCGGCCTCTGCCTAATGGCTCTTAATCTCCTCGCCAAACTCGGCCTTGATATCAGCCCGTTCACCCGGGGGCTGAATGCGGCCCAGAACGCCGGCAAACGCACGGCGGACGTGTTCGCGCGGGACATCGGTCCGTCCATCAAGGAAGGGCTCTTCGGCGCCCTGTCCGCCGGGGCCTTCGTCGGCGGGGCCAAGCAGATCATCGACTACGCCGGGCGCGTGAATGACCTGAGCGAGCAATTCGGCATCGCCCGCGAGGAGATCCAGACGCTCGCCGGCGCGGCCGAGGACAGCGGACTGGAGTTCGAACGCCTCGGCGGGGCCCTCGACAAGATCGGCCAATCCCGGCGCGATGCCGCCGAAGGCAACGCCAAGCTGCGCGAGGAATTCGCCAAGTTCGGCATCTCGCTCGCCGACCTCAACGACCCGGCGCGCAGCAACCTCGACCTGCTCAAAGCCATCGGCGTCGCCCTGGCCACGATGACGCCGACCGCGGCCATCCGTGAATCGTTCGGCGAATTGGTCGGCGAGAAAGGCCAGCGCCTGCTGGAGCTGGTCAAGACGCTGAAGGAACTGAAACCCATTTCGCTCCTGTCCGATTCCGAGATCAAGACGCTCGACGAATTCGGCGACCGGGCGAACAGCATCTTCCGGTCATTCAAGACGCTGGGCGGCCGGGCCCTGTCCGATGCGATCAGCTTCGGCGACGAGGTCGGCAAGGCCAACGGCGGCGGCATCAAGGGCGGCATGATGGGCGCCCTCGGCTTTCTCACGACGCTGCTCCAGGCGCCGATCAATGCGATTACAGGGCAGGGCGCCTTCGGTCCCGAGGGCGCCACCGAGCCGCTGACGCCCGAGGAAATCGCCGCGGCCAAGGCGAACGTGAACGCGCCGCCGCTGTTCACCGAAACGGAAAAGGCCGCCCGCACGGCTTCAGCCAAAATGTTGCCGACCTTCGATCCGCGTATTCCCGCCGGTGGCCTGGCTTCGGCCGGCCTCTTCTTCGGCGGCGCCGGCAATCCGCTGATTCGTGAATCCAAGCAGCAAAGCGAACTGGCTCGCCAATCGGTGGAAGAACTCAGACGCGTCCGCGCAGCCATCAGGGAGGAACTCTAAGCCATGGTCATCAAGGGCACTGTCACCCAATCGCTGACGCCCGGCGTCAGTTGGTCCCCGCGCGGCGGCCGGCTCGAAGAAGCCCGCGTCCAGATCCTGCACGCCGACCTTGCGGCCTACGAAACGACCGCGCAGGCCGCCGGCTACGAATACCGCTACGAGCCCGTCGGCAATTCGCCGGTCGGTGTTTTCAGCTACAAGCGGCCCCAGGCATCCCAGATCGACGAAGACCTCAGCGACACCTGGGCCGTGCGCTACATCACCGAACAGCGCGACATCTGGCTCGATGACCTCGTCGTCGCCCAGATGGCGACCATCGCCACCGCCGACGCCCGGGCCCGCTTTAAGGCCGACATCGAGGCCATGCTCCGCGGAGAGACCAGCCGGCCCGCGCTGGTAGACGCCGATGGGATCACCACGCAGGCTGAGTATGACCTGACGACCGCCGACATCATCGCGAAGGCCGGCAAAGAAGGGGACGCCGCCTTCACGGCCATGACCAACGCGCTGGTCGACGACCTGAGCAACGGCGTGACGTCGCAATTCGTCAGCACCCCGGCGCTGGTCCGTTCCTCGGTGCGCCCCGCCTTCACGTCGCTCCAGCCCGTCTTCAGCTACATTAACAGCCTCTGCACCACCGCCGGCCTGCTGGCCTACGAAACCACGATCCCCAGCAACCTCGCCGCGGCGCTCACCGGCACCCTCAGCGCATACTACTGGCTGATGCAGGCGCCCACGATGGAGCAACAGGAAGACGGCCGCTGGCGCTACCAGCGCGAATACTGGGGCGTCCCGAGGATTGCCAATCTGCTCACCGACCGTATCGTCACCCCAACATGACCCCGCTGCCCACCACCCTCGTCGGCTCCAGCCGCGGCCGGATCACCCGCCGGATCGCGGCACTGGAGAATGTCATCTACGGCACCAATCCCAACGCCGCCGACGGCACCTTCATCACCCGCACCCCGCGTGGCACTTTCATCCGCTCCCGCTCCCGCGGCACCGCCGCCGGCACGGGCAGTCAGCAATCCCAAATCCCCCGCTGGCTCTGACACCGAAACCGGCACCCAATCACCGCCCCACTCACCAAACCCAGCAAATCCGCCCAAACCGCCGCCCCTTGACACGGTAGGGGTCACAGGTTCGAAACCTGTATCGCGCACCATGCGGA